TAAATACATTATGATAGTTGGAACAGTTCTATGAAACTAAGTGAAGTCACATTAAGAAAAACACATCTTATATTCGAAGATGAAACTGATACTCGGATGCCTGAGATTGATACCACTGCTGAGCTCGATGGTAAGACATACAAATGGCGTGGGCAAATGTGGACTGAGGTTAATCCTACCGGTGGCAATGGAAGACCTGCACCAACTGGAGTTGGCAGACAACTAACAGCTCAGTGGAGAACAAGCAATCCTATTACTCGAAGTGTGTTTAAACTAACACCTGGCGTACAACGACTTGCTGATGACAGATTCATGGTAACTCTGCCAGATACAACAACTGTAGTCAATACTACAACTCAAGCAGACGCAAATAAAATACAAGCAAGAGTTGACGATCTAAGCAACAAAACTCCTGCACAAATTTCAAACACTATTGATACAGAAATCCGAGATGGCAAACTTAGAGGTGATTTTAGAAGATCTTTTTCTCTTGGTAGAGCTATTAGAAATGCAACAGCAGCAGATTACGCAAATGTACAAAAAGCTCGAAGTAGTAGACTTGGTCGGCTTTTAGACAATCGAATGTTTAAAGTTGTACTAGGATTACTTGGAACAACAGCATCTATTGTAGGACCCTTCTGGGGAATGATGGTAGAAATTGAAAATATAAATCTAGAAATTGAACAAGCTGAACAATCTGGCGGTGACGTTCAAAGATTACAAGATATTAGAAACATACTTCAAGGACAACTAGTAGCTTATTATGCAGCTCAAGTAGCAAGATTGCTTACAAAAATTAGATTTGTAAGAGCACTCATGGCACCAATAAGAATGGCAGTTAGGGGCGGACAGTTGGCTACTGCACTCACTGGCGTTGGTGCTCCAGCTGCATTTTTAAGTATGATTGTCACTGAGGCATTGTGGATAGTAATACCACTGATTTTAAGTACATCGAGTATACAACGCTGGTTAGCAGAAATTATCGTTGACAGTACATTCAAAGATATCTTTGTTAATACAGGAAGAAGTCTAGAAAATATTACCAATCAAGCTAGTATTGCTCTTGACGGAAAATTTGGAACTGGCGCACTAGCTAAAGCAATATCAGGTTTTGATCCAAAAGAAACCGAAGCTGTTACTGGAGAGTACTACGGTGAAAGTGAATGGGCCAAGTTGGTATTTGGAACACTGTTGTTTCCGCCGAGTCAAAAAAGTAGATTGGTTCCTTACATACCACAAGGTAGAAGAGAAACACTGTTAACAGGTACGTTGGGCCTTAATCCTATTGACGCAGCTGATGCAACAGATACTGAAGGTGATACTCAACCTCAAGCAGCACCAGGTGCAAACTCCGAAACATCAAGCGAACCAGGTATGCCAATAAACCCAGATGCAGTTCCAGGACCTCAATAACTAGATCAACGGCATCTTTGAATTTTTAGTGTTTTCGATGTTGTCTTTGATAATGCTACTAATAATATCGTGATCTTCTAAATCTGTATCGTAGAGTAGTTGTTCAACCGAAAGCCCGCCACGCATATACCAACTCAATCGATATGCATTGTCTTTTATTTGTTTGATATTATTTTCAAAATCTTTGGCTAACGAAAGTATATCAGAGTCTTCTAGGCTCGTTAGCCTTGTACGAAAAAATCCGATGTGTCCAATGATATTCTAACACTATCTTCATGCTCGCATTCATTGCATTTTATTGATTCGGGTGCAAGTCTCCACTCCACTGTATTTTTTTCAATAACTTTTTTAAGTTCGTGAAATAAACCAACTTCAGCTTGCTCAAGAAACTCGTCTATTTCTTTTCTATCAGTTTCAACATGACCGTCTACTTCAACAGCAACAACTTGATCAAGTATTGCTTGGGCAACCAACACATTTATTTTATCAATAATCTCTTGTATAAACTTTTCTTTTTCAGCTTCCTCTGCAATTTTACTGACATTTAAATTTAACGCACGTTGGTATGCAGTTTGTTGTTTTTGTATGTTAGTCCATTGTTTGTAGCTTAATGGCTCAATATGCACAACAAAGTTTTCGTAATATACTTTGTCTTCAAACTCTTTTGTCGAAAAGTAATCTAAATATTTTTGTAGTTCAACTTCATATAGATTGTTAGCACCGCATTTTTTACATTTAGACGAAACATTCATTGTGTCTCCATACGAAGACATTCGTATTGCTATTAGTATTGCATCAAGATCCAACGTTTTTATAGCCCACGGATCTAATATAGCTGGAATACAGCTACTAATATTTTTTGCAGTTGCATCTCCGTTGATAAGTGCGTCTGGTGTTTTAAATAATATCTCATCACTGGCTGTCATACTAAACACAGCTAGATTGGTGTACGTGTTTTCAGCTAATACTTTTTCATTATACCATTTTCCGTTGCTAGGAATATTAAAATATAACTTGGGCTGTCTACGATATTTTTTTAGTGGACTTTCTGTTTTTTCCATGGGAGTTCCTATAAGGTAAATACTACTAGCTATATTTATTCTATAGTTAAGTAGGAGTTTAACGTTTTGGCAGAAGAAACAGCAGCAGGCGGCGGTCTAAATACATTATTAGGTACTCTCGGCACTGCATCAGGTGCAGCTGGAAAAGCCTTATCGGGTACTGCTAAAGCTGCGGTTGGCCTAGGTGGCGCACTTCTCACTGGACAGCAACAACTAAGTGCATATAGTGGTGCTATTGCAGCTAACACTGGATTGTTTGGAAATACTGTTGGCAAACTAGTTGACGGATTGTCTCAGTTTGCAGAAGCAAGTCTTGCCGAATATCAACAACTTACTAGTGTAGGTGCTACATTTGGAAAAGAAATAAAAGATGTAAAAGTATCAGCTGCTGAACTTGGATTAAGTGTTGAAGAAATGACAGGATTCTTAAAAAAGAATTCTGAATCTCTAAGAGCGTTTGGCGGCACAACAGATCTAGCTATTTCTAGATTTAAAGCAGTATCAACTACTATTCTTGATAGTGCAGAACTTGGTACTAAACTTCGACAGTTAGGATTTACAACAGCTGACATAAATGAAAATCTTGCCCTTTATGGCGAACTAAGTGATGCTAACAGTAGAACAGATAGAGCAAGTGTAGAACAACAAGCCGCTGCTGCTAAAAATCTAATGGTTGAACTAGATGGATTGTCAAAACTCACAGGCAAACAACGTGATGTTCTTGCAGACGAAATGAAAGAGCGTAGGCGTCAAGGTGATATTAATGCATTCTTATCAGGTAAAACTGCTGAAGAACAAACTGCATTTACTGACAAGTTAGTAGAGCTACAAAACACACTAGGTAAAGATGCTGCTGATGCATTTGTTGATATCGCTCTTAGAGGCGCACCAACTACTGAAGCAACACGTGGTGCAATGCTTGCAATGGGTCAAGGTGCTGACGACTTGTATGCTGCGGCTCAACAGTTTAATGCTGGCGATATTAGCAGTTTCCAAAGTAGTTTAGAAGCAGCAACTGGCGCAGCAATTGATTATCAAAACACAGAACAGTTTAGACAAACTGCAATGCTTGGCGGCATGAGTAATATATCAGGTGCATTTGCAGATGCAAGTGCTGCTGGATACAACTACAAAAACGCTGTTGATAGTGTTCGAGACGGCACTATGACATCTGAAGAAGCTAGAGAGCAGCTTGATGAACAAATACGCCAAGAGCAAGCTCGTCAGATGGAACAAACCACAGGTATATTTGACAAAACTATTGGCATACAAGAAGATTTGCGCAAACTAACAACAACAGTAATGGAAACTACTATTCCACACATTGAAAATGTTGCAGTTGCCGCATTAGATAAAATATCAGAAGTTATGCCTAATGCAGCAACTATTGCCAGTGAACTTGCAGGCGGCATCAACAACTTGTTTAATGCAGCAGAGTTTATGGATACTAACACAGAGGTAATAAGAAGCGGCCATAGAAACATTCTTGGTCAACTAGTACAAAACGGACAAAGTGCAACTTCTGATGCTGAAGCTTTAGGAGCAACTACAACTGCAACTGGAGAAGCTACTGATGCTACTATTCAAGGCACCGCAACAACTACACAAAACGATGTAGAAGCAGCACGAGCAGAAGTAGCAGAGGCAAACGCAGCTTTAGATACTTCTGTAGCAGAGTTAGCAACACTAACTCAACAAGGGCTTAATGCGCTAGATCCACCAGTTCGAGCAGCACGAGAAGCAGCCGAAGCCGCAAGAGCCAGAATTGCAGAAGCTGAAACCAATTTAAGTGAGACAATAGTAAACTCAATTGATGGATTGGCAGCTATACAATCCGAAACAATGAGTAAAGTTGCAAGATTTCAATCTAATCCATCACGATACACCGGCGGATTTGCAGAAGGCGGACGCATCGGCGCTAATGAATACGGCATGGTAGGTGAAGCTGGCCCTGAGTTTATTAGTGGTCCAGCTACTGTTATGAGTGCAAATACTAGTATGGGTGTTATGAAAAATCTCATGAAAGGTATTAAAAGCCTTGATAATAGTGTTCAAAACAACGGCGTAAATGGACAAAATACGATAAGTAATAATAATGTTGCAGAACAAATGAGTAATCTAATGGCAAGTAAGTTTGATACAATGATACAACAGTTGCAAACACTTGTAACTATAGAATCATCCTCGGTAAGTGCGCAACAAAAAACATTTAGAGCTACAAAGAGTTTACAGGGCAATATGCTGAAAGGTACAATATGAGTTGGAAAAAACATTTTACTCCAGTTCCTACAAGTGATAACACAAACGGAAGCTACAGTCCGTTTAGTCAAAAAGGATCTAGCGGCATGGGACCGGCCGCAGCTAACTATTCATCTCACTTGCCTGACGTTTATGTTGGCTCACCAAATCGTATTGAACGTTATAATCAATACAACACTATGGATAGTGATAGCGAAGTTAATGCTGCACTTGATATTCTAGCTGAATTTTGTACACAAAAAAACAACGACAACAAAACACACTTCCGTCTTGATTTTAAAGGCGCACCTACAAACAGCGAAGTACAAGTTATTGGACAGTATCTACAGCAATGGTGTAAACTAAACAAGTTTGAAACACGTATGTTTAGAACTATACGCAATACATTTAAATACGGCGATCAGTTCTTTATTAGAGATCCTGAAACACAAAAATTGTTTCATGTTGATCCTAGTCAAGTTACAAAAATTATTGTCAACGAAAGCGAAGGCAAGAAACCTGAACAGTATGTTGTAAAAAATCTAAACTTTGCATTTGGCGCATTAGAAGCAACACCTCTTAACACACAAAACAGTTATGGCCCTGGTGGTACAAATGGATATCAGCAAGTTCAACGAGGCACAGGTGTAGGAAATAATCATACACCAAGTGGCAACACTAGTAGATTTGCACAAGAACACGACGAAACATACATTGATGCACAACATGTTTTGCATTTGAGTTTAAGTGAAGGGTTAGATCAAAACTATCCTTTTGGTAATAGTTTGCTTGAAAGTATTTTTAAAGTATACAAGCAAAAGGAGTTATTAGAAGATGCGATTATTATCTATCGTGTACAACGTGCTCCNGANNGNAGAGTATTCTACGTTGATGTGGGCAACATGCCTTCACACCTTGCTATGCAGTTTGTGGAACGTGTTAAAACTGAAATACATCAAAGACGTATCCCAAGTAAGACAGGTGGAGGTACAAATGTTATAGACAGTAGTTATAATCCACTGTCAATCAACGAAGATTACTTTTTCCCACAAACAGCAGAAGGGCGTGGATCTAAAGTTGAAACACTACCAGGCGGTACTAACTTAGGCGAGATTGATGATCTTAGATACTTTACTAACAAACTAGTACGAGGTCTGCGTATACCTAGTTCCTACTTGCCTACTGGCGCTGATGACGGTGCATCACAGTATAATGATGGACGAGTTGGCACAGCATACATTCAAGAGTTAAGATTTAACAAATATTGCGAACGTTTGCAAGATATGATGGCCGAAGATTTTAATAGTGAGTTTAAACTATTTTTACAAAGTAAAGGTGCAAACATTGATTATGCAATGTTTGACTTANGATTAACACCGCCACAGAACTTTGCAGCATATAGACAAGCAGAACTAGACAACAATAGAATAAGCACATTTACAAGTATGGCAGCTGTTCCGTATATTTCAAATAGATTTGCACTTGAAAGATTCTTAGGATTAAGTGCAGAAGAAATAGCAGAGAACGAACGTTTATGGCGTGAAGAAAATGACGAAAACTTAACCGATCTTGTTACTGACGACATGGCAGGCGAAATGAGAGGAGCTGGATTAAGCGGCGCTGATCTTGCAGGCGACTTTGGCGGACTTGAAGACGAGTTAGGTGGAGATGAAGGCGGCATTGACGGCGGAACTGATACTGCACCCGAAACAAATACAGGAAACGAACTTGGCGGCGATGGCGCAGAACCAAATCCGGCACAAACGATATAAATACAATATGATACTTAGAGAACTATATTACTTCGACAGAGAAACAATGGAGCCTACTGAGGACAATACATACAATGCTGAAGATGACATCAGCATTGTTAAAGTTGATGACAATAGGAAAAGTAGATTATCTCTAAAAGATATTAATCGTGCCCGTAAAGCATCTGATACCCACACTGAACAAAAAGCCAAGGATCTTAATTATGTTAGACAAATGTACGGTCTAGCAGCACAAGCAGCCGCCGGCGGGATCTAATGTCAAATAAAATAGCTTTTGTACTTGGAAACGGTACTAGCCGTTCTGTAATCAACTTACATAACTTAAAAGCAAAAGGCACAACCTATGGTTGTAATGGATTGTATAGAGAATTTGTGCCAGATCATTTAGTATGTGTTGATACTAAAATGATTATCGAAATTAGCGAAACTGAATATCACCTAAAATATAATGTTCATTCAAACCGAAATAAACTAACGGAACGAACACCTAATATTAATATTATGAATCCAAACAAAGGATGGAGTAGTGGTCCAACAGCATTGCTACTAGCAAGTCAGCACGATCATAAAGAAATATATATACTAGGATTTGACTATGTAGGTTTAGGAAAAGATAATCAGCTAGTTAATAATATATATGCAGGTAGTAGGAACTATAAGAACGTTAACGACAGAGCAACGTATTATGGAAACTGGCAAAGACAAACAATGATGTGTATAAATCAGCATCCAAAGACTAAATACTACCGAGTACTAAGCTCAATAGAAGATTATATTCCGGATCATTTAAAGGATTTAAGTAATCTATCGCATATAACATATGAGGAATTTAATAAAATTCTTTAATAAAAAATAAAATGGGCCGTTTTGAGCCCATTTTCAGCGTATATTTTAAATAAAGTGTAAATATAATAGACAGCCTTGACAATAAAGGAGAATGACATGACTGATCGCAACAAGTTTGAAGAAATGCTTGAGCGTCTTGTAAATGAAGACAAAGAAGGTGCAGAAGCATTATTCCACGAAATCGTGGTAGAAAAATCAAGAGATATTTATGAATCACTACTAGAAGACGAAGAAGTAGAAGAAACAACTGATGAAGAAGTTGATGAAGCTACTGACGAAGAAGTAGATGAATCTGATGAAGACCTAGACGAAGCAACTGATGAAGAAGTTGATGAGTCAGACGAAGACCTAGATGAAGCAACTGATGAAGAAGTTGAAGAAGGTATGTTTGACGAAGGTGGCGACCCAGCTGACGAACTAGGAATGGACATCGAGATGCCAGGCGCAGACGATGGTGAAATGGATATGGACATGGACATGGGTGACGAAGATGACGCCGATGACATGGGCATGGATGGCGAAGGTGGCGATGTTGAAGATCGTATTGAAGACCTAGAAGACGAGCTAGAAGCTCTTAAGCAAGAGTTTGCTGACATGATGGGTGCTGACGACGACGAAGCAGGCGACGACATGGACATGGGCGGAGATGAAATGCCAATAGATATGGATGCAGAAGAGCCAGAAGAAGAAGCAATGGCATTTGAAGCAGACGAAGAAGTTGAAGAAGCAACTGACGAAGTTGAAGAATCAAAACTTCCAAAGTCAAATTCAGAACTAATGCGTGAATATGCAGACAAAGTAGCACCGGCCAAAATGGGCGACAATGGCGCAAATGCAAAATCACCAACAGCAAAACCAAACAACATGGGCGGCACAAGTGCTAACATAGTTGCAGGTGGCGACGGCGGAACAGGCGGAACACAAGGTGGTCTAGCTGCTCCAACAGCAAAGCCAATGAATACCAAGAACGTAAATGTTCCTGGTGCTAAAGGGGCGACAAAAATGTCAAACCAACCCGGCCACGGTGCCGAGAAGAAAGGTGCTGCACCTAACCAAGACGCAGGCGCAGGTTCACCTTTAAATGGCGCTCCAAAAAGAGCGAAGTAAGGACTGAAGTATGAATTTACTAAGTGAAAGTTTGAGTTTTGACCAAGCTAAAGTGATTGTTGAGTCTGCTAATGAGGGCAAAGATCTTTTTATGAAAGGTATTTGTATTCAAGGCGGAGTACGCAACGCAAATCAACGTGTATATCCCGTTAACGAAATTGGCAGGGCTGTCACCACGCTCAACGAGCAGATTAGCAATGGTTTTTCAGTACTAGGCGAAGTAGATCATCCAGAAGGACTTAACATTAACATTGACCGTGTAAGCCATATGATCACAGAAATGTGGNTGGATGGNCCAAACGGTTACGGTAAACTNAAAATACTACCAACTCCGATGGGACANNTAGTTAAAACAATGCTCGAAGCAGGTGTTAAACTAGGTGTTTCATCGCGAGGTAGTGGTAATGTCAGCGAAAGTGGCAATGGAGAAGTTTCCGATTTTGAGATTATAACAGTAGATGTAGTTGCCCAGCCAAGTGCTCCGGGCGCCTACCCAACACCAATTTACGAACACCTTATGAATACCCGAGGTGGCTATAAGGCGTTCCTAACATCTAGGGAAGTACAAGGCGATAAACAGGCACAAAAATATTTAAAAGAGAGCTTATTAGATGTAATAAGCAAACTCCGCTAACTAGGAGAGGAGATAATATGTTAGACTCACTTAAATCACTCTTCGAAAACTCAGCACTATCGGAAGAAGTGCGTTCAGAACTAGAGGAAGCATGGAACGCTAAAGTTGAAGAAAATAAACTTCAAGCTACTGCGGAACTACGTGAAGAATTTGCTAAAAAATATGCACATGACAAAACAACAATGGTGGAAGCCATTGATGCTATGCTCAGTGAAAAACTAGCAGAGGAAATTGCAGAGTTCCACGATGACCGCAAACAACTAGCAGAAGCAAAAGCTAAGTTTGCAGTTGCACAGCGTAAAAATGCCAATTTAATGAAATCATTTGTTAGTGAACAACTAGCAAAAGAAATCAAGGAACTACACGCAGATCAAAAAGTAACAAAAGATAAATTTGTTGCTCTAGAAGAGTTTGTAGTTGAATCACTTGCAAAAGAACTTGCAGAGTTTTACGAAGATAAAAAAGATCTTGCCGAAACAAAAGTACGTTTAGTACGTGAAGGCAAAGCACATGTTAATAAAGTTAAAACTGACTTTATTAAGAAAAGTGCAGCATTAGTATCAGAAACAGTGTCAAAAGGACTTAAGAAAGAAATTTCAGCACTTAAAGAAGATATTGATCAAGCACGTGAAAATGATTTTGGCCGTAAGTTATTCGAAGCATTTGCTAACGAATATCAACATAGTTATTTGAATGAAAGTTCAGAGACGTCAAAACTGCTTAAAGTTGTAGATACAAAAAACAAACAAATTGTAGAAGCACGTCAAGCAGCGGCTAAAGCGATCAAACTTGCGGAAGCAAAGTCAATCGAAGTTAAATCGATTAACGAATCAAACAACCGCAAAGATACTATTAATGCATTGGTTTCACCATTAAGTAAAGACCAACGTGACATTATGACAGACTTACTGGAATCAGTTCAAACATCTCGTTTAAGAGCATCGTTTGACAAATACCTGCCGGCGGTAATAGACGGTAATACTCCAGCGAAGAAGAAGGCAGTACTATCAGAGGCAAAAGAAGTAACAGGCAACCGAACACAAACAAATGACATCAAAGCAGACGCATTCGACTCTAACGTAGTTGATATTAAACGTCTAGCTGGATTATAATAAGGAGATACCAATGTCAGAACTACTAGAAAGTCGTTGGAATGATACCAAGTCAGCACTTCTTGAAGGCCTTCAAGGCAATAAGAAAGCAGTAATGGCTTCAACCCTAGAAAATACCCGTAGGTATTTGGCTGAAACTGCAACTGCGGGTGCTACATCTGCCGGTAACATCGCAACACTAAACCGTGTGATCCTTCCAGTGATCAGACGTGTTATGCCAACAGTCATCGCAAATGAGATTGTAGGCGTACAACCAATGACTGGCCCAGTTGGCCAGATTCACACACTAAGAGTTCGTTATTCGGACACTTTTAACGCAGGTGCATCAGGTGCAACTGCAGGTGAAGAAGCACTAAGTCCATTTAAGATTGCTGAATCTTATTCAGGCGCAACAGACGCAAAAGCAGCTCAAACAGCAGCTTTAGAAGGCGCAGCGGGCAACCGTTTGTCAATTCAGATCTTAAAGCAAACTGTTGAAGCTAAAACACGTAAGCTATCAGCACGTTGGACATTCGAAGCCGCACAAGACGCACAGTCACAGCACGGCATCGACGTTGAAGCAGAAATCATGGCAGCTCTTGCACAAGAGATTACTGCTGAGATTGACCAAGAGGTCCTAGCATCTCT